CCAGTTGACAAGCCCGCGCACATAGCCGCCGTTGCGCAGCGTACCGCCCATCGGGAACTCAACCGCCGTGCCGGTAATTGCATTGACCGTGTCGAGGTAATAAACGCTTGCGCTATCTTGCACGGTAAACCACACGCGGTTCTTCCACACCGCGACGCTGGTCGGGTTGGCCGGCAAGCCGGTCACCGTCTGCTGCGTCCAGGTAGAGCCGTTGTACGTCCAGTAACCAGCGCCTGGTGAGACCGCAAGAAGGAAATTGCCCGCTACAGTCGAGAACTGCGTCGTGTTCCAAAGATTTTGTGTGCTGCCCGTACCAGACACAGCAACAGTCGGCGCGACGTTAGCAGTTGTCGCGTTGTAGATATTTCCACCCGCCGCCGCAAATAGTTTGCTGTTGGCTGGATTTGGCGCGTTATACGAAAACAACGAGCGGATATCGTTAACTACAGTCAAAGGTAGCGTGTGGTACTGCCACCCGCGGCGCAGCTCAGCGCCGGTCTGCTTCGGGATGAAATTGCGCATCACCAGTGCATCGGTGAGCGCCATGTTGCTGATTGGGTCGCGATAGTTGAGACCGCCGACGGGAGCCGGCGACACAATAAGCTGCGACACTTGCGCAGCCGCCGCCAGTCGCGGCGTCTTCCACGACTTGAGCGGGACAAGCGGCACTAGCCGACGCCTCCAAAGCCCGTGTCAGGCGTGTTGGTCAGCGGTTGAATGTACGGATACTGGAAGGTGCGAACCATCGTCAAAACCGGAGCGCCCTTCTCGTTGCCCTTGCGGTTCTCGTAGTTGACTTGGAAGTCGCGCATTGCCGCTGACGAGTCCAGACCCTTCATCTCGAGCCACTTCGCGCGAGCGAGCAGCGTCACGAGATACGAGTCGAGCAGAATCACGTCGCCGTTTTTTGTCGCGCGATTCTTGTAGACATCAGGATTGTCCTGGTCACGCACCCACGCGAAGCTCTGGTAATAAAACGAGAGTGTTTGCGCTTCGGTGGGTGGGACAAGGATGTAGAGCTTGTTGCTGCGGATCTGCCAGTAGAACGACAGCGTCGGCAGCGTCTGACGAATGATGAGCTGCTGCCAGAACTGCGGCGAGATCGGGCCGATGGCCGGCCACTGCATCGACGAGTTCCACTGCGTCTGATCGACAAACTCGTAAAAGTCCTCCGGCAAGTCGAACGCGCGCTCGTCCTGTCCAGCAGACTGCGCTTGAATCGACATGGTGTGAACTTTCTGCAGCTCCTGCCAGTCGTTCATCGACAGCAGGTCGTACCCGGCGAGGTTGACCGCCTGCACCATCTGCTGCACAGACGGGTCAGGAGATCCCGCCGGGTCGGACGGGGTCGGATAGCTCACCAGCGCGGCTACGTTTTGAACGATAGCCGAGAGGGACGATTCGTCTACGATCTGATAAGCCATCCGGTTTCCTTACTCCGCGTCAGTCTTGGACTTACCCGACTTGGAACCCATCATCTTCGTGATCGCTTCGATCTGCGCCTGCAGCTCTTCGATCTTGCTATCGCGCGCCTTCAGCTCTTCGTTCATCTTCTCAATCGGGGCATTGCCCTTCGCGATCTCGAGAAACGCCTTCGCGGCGCGCTTGTCTTCTTGAAATCCAAAGAACTTCTGGCCGAGGTTGTCGTTCGCATCCGCGAGCTGCTCGACGGTGTGCAAGCCGAAGAATTTGTACTCTTCAACCTTTGACGGCGTCATTTTCGGCAGCGACGAGATAGGCGTACCTTCTATCGCATTGCCCTGACCCGCTTTCCACTTCTGATATCTGTCGGCAAACCGACGCGCGTCGATCGAGTCGACCGGACGCTCAATTACGCTCAGCTTGTCGCCAGGCACCATGATTTTGATGTAGTCAACTTCCTTGTAAATTGCGCGTCCTTCCTGCTCTGACAAGCCAGGCTGCAATACCGGCTTGCGGAAGAACTGCACAAACAATTTTGTGTCAGCAGAAAACCGATCCTCGTCAAGGCCCGGTGCGTCTGCTATTGCAGCCCAATCTGTCGGCATCGTGGCGGTGTTCACTATGTGTTTTCCTTTTATGTTGTCAAAGAAAAGCGGGGCCGAAGCCCCGCTCGGTCATTAAGCGACGTTGGTCTCGTACTTAAAGTCCGTGCCCGGCGAACCGCCGATGCGCGAACCACCGAGACTGACGCCGTCGTTGCCGCGAAGGCCAATGCCCTCGACGGCAGCGCCCGTATCCTGCGAGGCGTTGGTATCAACGACCGCGGGATTGTTGGCGTTTACTGCTGCGCTATAAGTCGCTGCCATTTCACTCTCCCAAAAAAGCCTTACCGAGCGAGGGGTCACCCCACCCGGTAAGGCAAGGGTGACCCCACCACGAGGTCATTAGTTCTGGATACGGCCCTGGAACTGAGCGCCAGACGATGTTCAAAGAAACCATGTTCCGGTCTCGATGCGGCCTCAGAAATAGGTATTTCGTATTTAGCATGAAGCCAGTAGCAGCCGGGCAGTAGCCGCCGATACCGCCGTCGAGCACGACATCCGCGTCCATGAATTTCACGGTCGGGAAGCCGAGCGAGCCGGTGGCCGGATCGGTGAAGCGCTGCTGAGCCTGCAAGGAGCTCATGTAGTAGCTCCAGTAGGTGTTGTCGAGAACGATCAAGTCCGGTCGGTCAGCACCACGCACGAGCGAAGCCCAGAGCGTGTTGAGGCCGGCCTGGATTGTGCTCGAGCCCGGCGTAACAGCAGCCGTCGAAAAGTCGTACAGCTTTGAGCGCCAGAACGTCCACGTCGCACGGTCAATGCCACCGTAGGTGCCAGTCGTCGGATCAGAAGGCACGGCGGCGTTGAGGCCGACGACTTCCTTACCGCCCGAGCCAGTGCCGTCGCTGTAGATCGACTGAGCGAGCTTGTTCGCCATCGTCGATTCGGCGACGTTAATGCGAGCCTCGAGCAAGTCGATGAACGCTTCGCGGCCGCTGTTCTGCAACATCTCAAGACCGGACATAACGACCGGGCAAGCGAGCTGCTTGATGCTAAACTCGGCAGCCGAGATCACGTCCTGAGCGGCGACCGGCAACAGGTCGTAGCCCGAGTAGAAGCCGGCGTTGCCGTTCTCGGCAAAGCTCAGTTCCTGCATGATCGACGAACCACCGCCGAACGGCTTCACATTGCCGCGCTGGTTGAGCTTGGCAAGAAGAGCGTTGTTCTTGGTGACGTTGTCAGCGATCTGACGCGTGCGCGACTGAATCGTAGTCGCAATGATGTCCGTAACGGACGTATTTGCAAAAGCCATTGTGATGAAACTCCCACAGGAAAAAAGTAATTGGGGCTAGTGCCCCACCCGTTTTCGTGTGGCCTACGCGAACCTGTTCAGTCCGGTATGTCGTAGGTGGGCGCTTGCGCGCTCCTCGAGCTTCGGTGGCTGGCGGTGCTGTTGGCACACCGGGGAGGTGCGTCCTTACGGATACACCATCCCCGATGCGTTTATAGCATCATCGTGCGTTTGCCGCAATAGCCGCCTCAATAGCAGATCGCACATCTGTCGGATCGCTCTTCGGCCCTGCAATCGTCGGAGCGCCAGATACGCTGACGGCGGCGGATCGCGCCTTCTGCGCCGCGCCAGTTAACTGCTGAGCGCCCCTCGCCTTCGCGCGCTGCTCGAGTACAGAGCGCACGCGCGGATTGACCAGGCACGCCTGCTTGTACGCATCCTGCAGCGACAGATCGCGGCCGCGGCGCTGCGCGACCTCGAGAATGTCGGCCATTTCCTCGCGCACATCCTCGCCAAACTCGGCGCGCTCGAGGAACGTCTGCACCTCCCCGACCGCTTCCTGCTGCATGCGCTGCTGCTGTACGGCCTGCGCCTGCTGGAACTGCGACATGAACTGCTGAACTGGCGCGAGCTGCTGCTGCAATGCCTGCTGCACCTGGTTCTGCACCGGGTCGACGCGTGGCACCTCGCCGGCAAGTGCCGAATCGAGCGACTCGATAAAGCCCTGGCCGAAACGGCCGACGCCGAACTGCTTCACCATGCCAGCTACGAGCTGCGCGAGCTCTGGCGCGGTGCCAGTGCGCAGTTTCGCTGCAGTTGACATCAGGTTGTCGATTGCCTGCAGCGGGTTGCTGTTCTCGGCCTTGATAAACATTTCGTACGGCCGAATGACGTTTTGAAGCTGCTCAGTAAAGCGACGAGCTTCTGCCGTCTCTTGCAGAGTCGACTGCATCTCGCGCTCTCGGCGAGCTACCTCGGCTCGCACCTCAGCAGGCAGCTTTCCCCAGTGCTCACGCACGTCGGGGCGCCACGAGGCCGGCGCCCGCTCTTGCGGCGTAGCCTTGGGCTCTGACTTAGGGCCAGGCTGAATGCCTTGCGTGGCGTCGGTTGGCGCTGCGGTCGCCTCTGGCGCAACTTCCGGCTTAGGCTCTTTGTTCTTGAAGCGCCCTTTCTCGTCGCGCTTCTCGCTTTTTTGAACCTCTGGCGCGGGGTCTTCCGCGGCTACAGGCTCGGGCGCAAAGTCTGCCTCGATGACCGGCTCGCTGGCCGGTTCCGGCGCAAAGCTGTCGGTGGTCTCTTCAGCGGGCACAGCCGCCTCGAGTGCGTCTCGAATCGTGGTGGGTTCGGTCATGGATTACCTGCGGTTTTGTAGTTTCTCGATAGCTCTTTCAACGTCCTGCCGGCGGACAGATCCGCCGTGCTGCATGTAGTGCTCGCGCGCCTTTTGCGCCTTGGCCCAGGTGCTTCTTACGCGTGCTGATGTCAGCGCCGTCAGTGGCGCGCAGCCCGTCGTAGTGACGGTCGCCCCAAAGACTGCCGAGGTGGTTTGCGGCGTCTTTGCCTTTGCGCGACGGCTCGTAGCCCGGTGTAATTTCGACAAGGTCGTTGACCTCGTCGTCCCAAATGTAGCGTTTGCGTGTCATCGTTGCTATAATCTCAACACGAGGTATATATGAAAGACGTAGTTATCGTTACAGGTGACAAAGTTGTACGCGTGCCGCGTGGAACGTGGGGCGCGTTTTTGAAAGCGGCAGGCTTGGTGATCGATAGCGGAGACATGTACCCGTTACTCGATAAAGTCGTATCGCACGCCGAGCTTCGCGCGGTCAAAGATCTGAAGATTGAGCTCGACGATCACAACGACTCCTCGTCGTCCTGAGCGAGTAACGCCGCCGTGCCAACGCCCGCGGCGCCGACTCCGTACAGCGGGCCCATTTTGCGGATAAGGTTCTTGCGCAGCACTTCCTGCGGCGACATGCCGGTGACGCGCGCCGTGCGCTCGATCGCCTCGTTGACGTGCTGGATCATCGGTTTGCCGGCGGTGCCCTTCAGCCCTGCCCACATTACATCCTGAGCCTCCGCTGACGGAACTTTGTTCTGTCGCGCGATGTCGGCGACGACGCTCTCCATCACGCCATACGAATCACCAGGCGGAACGGCAAGGCCTTTTTCAAAGCCGCCGCTCATCTGCTCGTCAATCGTCGCGCGGTTCTTATGGCCTTGGAAGTTGGCCGAGAAGTTGAACCGCTTTGGCGTCTCCGAGGCGACAAAGTCGCGCCCTTGGTTGATGACCTTGTCGTACATGCGCATGTTGCCGCCGGCATATCGGCCACCAATTGGGAACGGCATGTCGTAAGCGTTCTGAGGAATCGGCTCACCGCGGGCGCGCAGCACGTTGCCGTAATGCGCCATCATCAGATTGTCGGTCGGATCAGCGCCGCCCGTGGTCGCAGCCATCGCGTCTGCAAAATCGGTCTTGAAAGCCTTGCGCCCAGCTTCTCCGAGCTCATCGACGTACGCTTTCTCGAGCTGCCCCATCGCGTACCAGCGCTGCGCATTCGGGTCGGCATTGCCGCGAAGAAATGCTGCCTGTAAGCGCTGGCGGATCTCGGGCGTATCAAAGCGTTCGCGGTACTTGTCGATTGTCACCTGCTTCTTCGGCATCGCATCGGTGAGCGTGTCGCCGACGAGCGGGTATTTGGCTGAGTCAACGTAAAAGCGCTCCTCGATCGGAAAAACCGGCGTGTAGTTGCCAGCGTCGATCTCTTTTTGAGCCGCCTTGCGCGCCTTCTGAACAGCTTTGGCTTCTTCGGAAAGATCTTTGCCGGGGAATTCTTTGCCCGTCTTCGGGTCAATTTTGGTCACTGGCGGCGCGCGGTCAGGGTAGTCCTTAGCGACCTTGGCCGGATCGTAGCCCCGCAGTGCGTCGACTGTAGCCTTACCCTTTCGGCCCTTGTTCGCCGCCTTCGCGACACCGCCCACAACCGGGATGCCGGCTGCGGCAGAGAGCACCATCCCGAGCTTGTCCTTGTCGCGCCGGGCGCGTTCAAAGTCACGACCCGCCTGCGCGGTGCCGACGACAGGCACAAAGCCCATTGCGACATCAGCGCCAAAGTCGGCGAGATCTTGATCCTCTGGCGTGTCGAGCGAAACCATGTTGGCCGCGCGACGGCGCAGCTCGTCGATCATTTCCTGCGTGGTCGCCATTTCTTAGGCTCCCGGTACGATCGGTGGAAGTGCGGGGTTTGGCTGCATTGCGGCCTGCGTCATTGGCGTACGCATC